TGGTCAAAGGTAACCGCACGCACGTAACGCGCACGCGAAACCAACGACCACTCAACATAACATATACAACTCGGAAAACGCAATAGCTACACCGGAGGCGCCGCCTCCGTGCCCGTCGAAGACACATCATTCACAAACAACGCATTGAACGCCTCAGGCTCCATCTCTGTCGCCTTACGAATCAAAACACCGGGATCGTTCTTGAAACGCTCCCGAACCTCAGCAGGCAAATCCATGAAGCGCTTCTCAGCGCCACGAACACGCTCAACCGCGCTCTCGTAATCGTAAATATCAGTGAAGTCACCATATACACCAGTGGACTCTCCAAGCGGCAACGCCTTCGTAATACCGTGCCGCCGCATAATCGTATTCACGTCCACTTCCACGCCCAGGTGCTGTTGCACCTTGGATCGATCCCCAGTATCCACACTGAGCGAATCAGAAACACCCTTCGCATCATAACCACGCAACGAAACAGGAGGCTCGGCATTCACCTTAAACGCCTCCTGCGCAGAATTGGCAGGCCACATTAGAAACCTACTTTCGGTCTCGGGGGAACAACGCCCTCAGCCTCAGACTCCCGCTTACGCTGCATCAACACAGCACCGCCGAGCCCGATCGGGCCAATGGCACGAATAATATCCAGCAACAACTGAACAGCCGGGCCACCCTCGCCCAAACGCTCGGCAAACTTCTGCTCCGCAACGCGGCCCGTCTTCAGCAGCTCCGCAAGCTCGGTCTCGATCTTCGCACGATCGGCCGAGTTCGTCGTCAACCGAAGCTCCTCCTTAGCCTTATCGATTGCCGTCTGAACCAGCTGCTTCCGCTGCTGCAAGTCCAACTTCGAGATCTCCACATCCAGCTTGCCCTGCTCCGCAGCTATGCGAATAAGCTCATACTTCCCGGCCTGGCCCTGACTCGCCAGATCCGACTCCTGGGCCCTCGTAAACGACGCTGCAGCCCCTGCAGCGCTCGCCTGGGCCCTCGTGAGCTCAATCGTAGCCTTCTGCTGCTGCGCAGCCAGGGCCGTACTAGCGCCTCTCTGGGCGCCTCCAACAACGTCCGCCTGGGCACCCTGGGGCGACGAAGCACCCCGATTCGCCGACAGCATAGGGTTAAGTCCAGCTCGCTCGAGGTCCTTCACCTCGCGCTGATGCGCGGTCGAGCTCATACGCTCCGAAAACCGGTTCGCCTGGCGCGCACTAAATATCGCGCCGGCTGCACCAACGCCGGCACCAACCAACGTCTCAACCCAACTCATAGCCGGGGCCCCAGCCCAGGAACCGAGAACATCGGCATACAACGAACCATACGAATATTAAAAACCGAATCAAACAAAAACTCCGCAGACGACGTCGTGTCCGTCTGCAACACCCGCGGGACAGGAGGCACATCCTGGATGAAGATCTCGTTCAACACAGGTCGAGTACCAAAATTCTGAGCCAAGTGCCACATATCCAGTGGCGCAGACCGAGAACTGCGGAACAAACCAGAAATCCGATTAGGCTTATACTTATACTCAGACCAACGCTCCTGGTAACCAAACACAGAGTCGTCACCGACTCCCGATCCAGCCAGGTTCGCGCCATCGGCATAAAGCTCCCGCGAATAGATCGCCTGCTCACCCAGGTGAGCCAGAGCGGGCCAGTAAAAATCAAACTGCGTACGACGGAACCACATCCGATTGATCCCATTCTGATACGTCAGATCCGCACGAACCGAAACAAGACCAAGAATAGTACCGTGCTCAGTGAAGCTCTGACTAAAACCATGACCGCTCGCGATCGCAGTACCAACACCCGCGAGCTCACCCAGGACCGTAGTCGTACCGGCAACACCCGTTGCAGACGTCTGCGCAACCGGATTCACCGTGATGTGCGCACGGCCGCCGCCCAGGTACTCCGGCCGCTGCAACCTGGCATCAGGAGAAACAACACCAAAGTGCGATCGCACCAACTCCGTATAACGCGTACCACCTCGAGCGTTCCGCTCGAGCATACCCTGGACCAGCAGCGATGTACGAATGTCATTGATCAAAACGCGCACGATCGGCTGCTCACTCACACCGTTCGCCGCCATATAAAACGCGTCCGCGCCCGTGTTATAACTGTAGTCCGGCGTCGCCGTGCGACCGCCACTATAATGCAACAGACCGGTGTGAGGCTCCGGACCAGCAGACGTCAACACACCAAGACCCGTAACCGGAGCTCCAGCCTGCGGAAACTGCATGTTATCAAAACCAAACGGCGTACCCATACCTGACAGCAAGTCCGCATTCATCGGCTTCTGAGGCCACGGACGAGCTGACGTAAAATAGTCGTGCCGCTTCCCACGATACAAACCAAAGATCGGGTGAAACAACGGGTTCGGACCGTCGTAGTCCGCAAACGTGTCCGGGCCATCATCCTTCGGCACCGGGTACGGCTCCTGCAGATCCTGATCCCGGAACCATTCGTTCCAAATCAACACGTACGCACGGAACGGCAGCGCGTTCACATTGATCGAATTCACCTGGTTGCCGTTCAGCGTGATACCCATCCAGTCCGGCAACGAATGCGTCGAGCCACCAGTAACCCAAATGTCCGTACCGGCAATAGTGATATACGGCAGCAGAAACGTCGTCGAGTCGTCCGGCGTCAACTGCTCACCCATGAACCGGGTCCAATTGTCCCACACAAGCCGGTTCGGAACAAAAAAGAAAAACGACTCCATGATCAAGTTATCCAGGATCGGAACGATCGGAGTCGACAGCCGGCAAAACGCAGTCATGTTCACCCGGATCGAATCACCTGGAAGAACCTCATCCACATACACCGGCACCAACGTACCCGAATTAAACGTAGTCTTATGCGTGTGCGACAAGTCAAACGCAGACCGCGGCACATCATTCCGCGGAACCATCGCAAACCTGGAGGCATCCACACTCCGCTGTTTACCAGTGACGGGCATACTCCTCCTAATCGAGAGCCCAGTAGGACCGCATACGTTCAGAACAACCGCACTGCTTTATATAACCATGCCGGCAACAAACGCTAAAGACCCTCCGACGGAGGGGAGCCATTCAGCAACGTACCGACATTATCAACCAAAATCGGCACCTTCGCACCGATAATGATCCCACTATCCGTGTCAAACATAGCCAACTCCATCAAATCGAAATCCTCAGGGTGCTTCTCCACCAAGGATCCAGTACCACGAACACCATCAACAAGCGCCCTCTTGACCGCCTCAGCATTGTTGGCCAGGACAAGCGCTCCATACTCCCGTAGCTTACGATCAAAAAGGCTAAACACTTGCATATTAACCTGGACCTTTCTTCGACAGAGAATTAGCCAGCGCAGCAATCTGCTCCGACTGGCGCTCAATCAGCTTACGCTGCTCACTACTCGCGCCGTTCACCAGATCATGCACCTGGTTCAACTTCCGACGGCCAAACCACGCCGCAATAAGAACACTCAATAACGTACCCACCTGCGCTATCAGCGCCAACATCACGGCATCGCTCATAACTCCCTTTCTCCAAAAAGCGCGGCTCGCCTTTCTGCAACAACTTCACGCACAAGGCGCCGTTCGGGTGTAGAATCCGACACCCTAGCCCGCGCTCGCAACTCACGCGCAAAAGCAACATCCTCGACAATACCCGCATCAGCCTCAACCTCAAAACGTTTCCAGTAATAACGCGGAACCTTGTACTTCTTACCTTCCTGCACCGCGAAATCATTAGGAAAACAGTCGCGGCCATACCGGTCGTACCACCAAGAACCGATGCCGGGACGCCGAGACATCACCACGAACTCGGGACGCCTGGCCAACAGCTCGCCCGTACTCGTATCCACAACGTCCTCGTAGTGCTCCGGAGCACGCGCACCATGCACCTTCTTCAAAGTGTAACCGGCGACATACGACGCGCTCTGAGGAGTCACATCGCCAATAACCGTGTTGCCATACTTCCATAACTCGTCACAAATGGTTGAACGATACGTACCATTCATCAGCCGCTGCTGATCGGGAAACCGCATGTTGAAAAGAATCGCATGCCAATGGGGGCGCTTAGTTCGCCCCCCATATTCCCCCGAAACAAAAAAACGGATGGGTGTCCTCCCATCCACTGACTTCGACACACCGCGATACTTCCTACGCAACTGCTTCATGAAACGATGAAAATCACCATACTCCAATGAAAACAACGACCAACTACCTTTCGGCAACTTCGCATCATCATACGTGAACGTCACAAACAAATTCGAATCATACAACGATGCCTCGTGCGTAATACGAATCGACCAGGCACGAGCGCGATCGAGCTTACAACCAATGCACCTAGAACACGGAAGCTCCAGGGGGTAACCATCCCCTGGAGCCTCTCCAAGCCGCACCTCTCCATTGGAGCTGCGGAAAGCCTTCAACGGCCGATAGCACGACACGCCTAAACGCCAACATAGAGCCTTGCGGCCCATGCAGTACACATATAAACTTGTCCTCGCGAAAGGTGTACCCGAGAACCCCGGGGCGCTCAACCCCCGGGGTTTTCCACATCACCTATATCCGGAAACCACCACGACCAGGCTTTGCCATATTGGCAGGATGCGTCTTCCGGGACTGGCCACGAAACTTACCGGCCGAACGGCGCTTATTCACATGCCTTCGATGGGCCATAAATCCTCCAGGAGGGAACCGGCGGGGCCAGTCAGCACACATATACCAAGTCAACATGTGTGCCAGCGTGGTCCCACGCAATACGGCCGACGGCCGTGCGGGCCGCCTACGCGGCCCTTTATCAAAGCCGAGCAACCTCGGCACGAGCTCGACGCTCATCAGACTTCGCCTGGCGAAGCTCCCGCGTCAGACGCTCGACAAGAGCAACTGTCCTATTTAGGTAACGCTCCGCTTGAACCCTCGGGTCATCCTCGGGAACCATCTTAAACTCATCCTTCGACGGAACTACAGGCTTACCAGCCATGCATCACCTCGTAGGTTAACCAAATGAAAAGTGGTCAAAGGTAACCGCACGCACGTAACGCGCACGCGAAACCAACGACCACTCAACATAACATATACAACTCGGAAAACGCAATAGCTACACCGGAGGCGCCGCCTCCGTGCCCGTCGAAG